TGCCCCCTCTCCGGCTTAACGCCGGCAATGCAACCTAGCTTTCGCGAGGCAACAATGACACGATATCGCCATATGGTCCTTACCCCGGACGCCTACACACCAGCAGTGGTGCGACAGCGTCCGAGCGGAACGTCCAATTGGACATCCGGGACCCCATGGCAGGTACATACTCGTTACCACGTACGTGATATGTGGGACGAGCTAACGCCTGGCTTCCAGAGAAGGAAGTTTAGCGGTGACATTGTCATCAACTCTATGGAGTCAATCGTCCATGACATCACCGTTCAACCGTTCCACCTTTGGGTGGGGTACGGCACGAACGGTCGTCAACGATCCGACTCCGGAGTTGGTGCAATCTCAGTGAAATGGCCCCTGTACACAGTCGTCCCCGACGATCTGATACAGGATGCTATTACCGAAGCAGTAACGACGGCTCGCGCCAACCTTGCTGCTCCGGATTTTGCGGGAATAACCGCAATCGCTGAATTGAAGGAGACTTTGGATCTACTGAAGTCCCCCCTCGCCTACCTCCACCGGAAAACCACCCGGTATGCGCATCGCGTTAAGCGTGCGCGAGAACGACATCGCCGCAGGGCTGAGTACCTGCAGGCGTTTGAAGTTCGTGAGGCAGAGCGCGCTCGAAAATGGCTTAAGCACAAAAAGAGTATGCTGGGATTCGAACCCCGGCAACCACCTAAGTGGTCTCGTACTTTTAACCGGGACCCAAATCGGGATCCGGAGCTACTTAAGACCATTTCGTCACTGTGGCTGACATACCGTTACGGTATTATGCCACTCGTGTACAGCGTTCAGGACGCGTTGAAAGCTGCAGCTCAAGCGGAGGTTAAAGTCCGCGAGACTGGCCGTGGCCAGGTCGAGAAGCAGCACTCTCTAACCGAGAACATGAAATTACCTGTTGATGGGTATAACGGCTACCAGTACGGGACCACGAACGTTTACTCTTCGGAGATACGCGTTCGAGGCTTCTGCATTGGTGAATACGTTACATCTTTCTCTCAGGCTTTCGGTCTTCGGTTATCAGACATTCCAGTTGCTCTCTGGGAAGGGGTTCCTCTTTCCTTTGTGGCTGATTGGTTTCTCAATGTCGGAGAGTTCCTCGGGGCGCTCACAACCGATCTACGTGCAAACGTATTAGGTTGCGGGGTAACCGTCGAGGTCACTACCACCGTTACTTGCACTTCCAGTTTGGCGGTGCAGTCTGGATTCGTCAACTTTGGCGACCAGTCCGGTAAGCAGGTGTACTCCGGTACTTCCACGCATAAGTATCGGGTTCCTAAGAGCATTCTCGACATAGGCCTCGTTGCCCGTGTTGAGATGAACGCCCAGCGTTATGCTGATGCGGTCGCTCTTGTCCATCAACGATTGACCGGTAAACGGTCTTGACCATCCTCGCCCGGAAGGGCAATGAAAGGCATCATCATGGATTTTAATTCCAAAACTTACGCAATGTACAGCGTTTCTGCGGATTCGGCGACCTACTCTGGTCCCCTGAACACCGTTTCGGTAACAGACCTCTTGCGCCTGGCGCGAGTGGCTCCTGTCCCGCAGAAAGCCTTTAGTGGCGTCTCTCGTCGAAGTGCGTCGTTCACACGTACGCATACGCTGGCTCAGGGTGGTTCACACCCATCCAAGCTTGCAATCGACGGCAGCTTCGCCGTGGGCGTCAGCAATGAAGATATCGATGCACTAATCGCGGATTTCCGCGGTTTCGTGGCATCGGCACCCTTCGTTGACTTCATCAAAGCAGGGAAGATTTACGAAGACAAGGTCTGACCTTGCTCCCCGTTGATCTTGACACTGTGGCCACCCTGGTCGCAGTGCTTATCCTTGTTAAACTTCTGAGGGGCTGACATCCCCAGAAGTCGTACCTCTAGATTGGAGATACTGATGAAGCCAAAGTTAAATAAGCTTTGGAGTCCTTTCTACGTGGCGAGCCACGTGGCGAGTGCTTTCGACGAATGTTACCCGCAGTATGGGAACTCTGCGTTTAAGGCCCTTTCGGGGGCCGTCCGCGCGAGAGACTATATTGCGTGTAAGCGCATACTTGACACACTGCCACACAGTAGTACGGCAGAAGAGCACTATCTCGGTGCTCAGTGCAAGGCGCTTGTCTCAAAACTCGTCTTTCCGGGTTTCGATCCGGATGCCGGAGCCACCGCGAGGTGGTATAAGGCAGAGCATCTTTGTAAACGTACTAACCAGCGCCTTCGGGCCTGGAAATCAAGACTGCGACGCACTAATCATGCGCCGTACGTCGAGTACGTCCTGGAGATGCGGCGCTTTTGCGCCCGAGTACTAGGTGAACTTGACCTGGGACAACTGATGGTGCGTGGCGGGTTTGGCCCGGGGGCATCAATCGGAGTCGGGGGGGCGGACACGTCTGTCCCCTTCAAAATGACTTCGAGCCTTACGGTTACTAGACCTTGCTTACCCATTGCTGCAGCGTTGCTGCGCGAGGCCCATTGGGCTTACGAGACGCTCGACCTTACGGAAGAGCGTCCCGCCAGTGAGTGGTTCCACAAGGATCACTTCACTGAGGCGCTTAAGTCTCGTTGTACCGTAGTTGGAGAAGAAGAAGCATTTACTGTTCCTAAGAACAGCGAACACTCTCGCTTCTGTTCGAAGCAGGGTACTCTCAATGGCCTATGTCAGGCCTCGATTGGTGAGTACGTTTCCGAACGTCTTCGGATGTTTGGGATCGACTTAACGTGTCAGGACATAAATGCCCGTCTTGCATATGCAGCGTCGGCTGGCTTCCGCCATGCCTCAACGCTAGATATGTCGATGGCATCTGACACGTGGGCACTTGAAGCTGCGAAGCTTCTGCTCCCTCGCCCATGGTATAGCCTTCTCTTGATGACCCGCATGCCCACTTGTCGAATGACCGATGGGAATGTAGTAACTTTGGAGAAGATGAGCGCTATGGGAAACGGGTTTACATTCCCGTTTGAGAGTCTTATGTTCGCAGCCGTCGTCCACTCTGTGGGCCGTTTCCACTCCCCCAACGGGTGGAGTGCTCCCGTAGACTACCATGTCTACGGTGATGACATCGTGTGCCCCGCTTCGGGAGCATTACTAGTCATGGAACTGCTACAGTTTCTTGGATTCAAGCCCAACAGCGAGAAATCGTTTGTTCTGGGTCCTTTCAAGGAAAGTTGTGGGGCGGATTACTTTGATGGTATTAACGTACGCCCACTGTACGTTAAAGGCGCCGATTACTCCGTACTGGAGCTAATCGAGTTACACAACGGTTTTGCCGCGTGTAACTTCGTCGCTTGCTTGCCCGTTTTGCGGGTTTTGCGTGCGATGATCGGCACACTGAGGTGGTCTCAACCGCCAACGCTTAGACCCCAACCTGGCGCCCTTGTGGTGCCTTGGTGGGAGTTCTTGGCGTTTGGGTGTATAGGCTTCGACCTAGACACTCAATCCTACGTTAGTAGGTCAGTCACTGCTAAGACGTCACGCACTAGGTGCCCGGGAGGGCCCTTGGTGCAGATCGCCACTGCCGTAAATGGCAGCCTTACTCCACTCCCATCCGGGGGTGAAGTGAGTCGAAGGTTAGCGGTTAACTTACGCGAACGGCTTGTAGGGCGTTTTGAACCGTCTGCCGCACAATTCAATGCGGGTCCGGTTAAGCAGCCTTTGGTTGCACGTCCACTTGTTACTAGCAGAGTTACCGCAGCTGGCTAGCCGCCAGCGGAACAGTAAGCCCGGGTAACCTGGCTTTTGGTCTTTGAC